ATTAGGTTTAAAGCGGTTAGCTGATAATACCAGGAAGCTAGAAGAGAAAGAGTACTCCTCTGCTTCTGTTTATGGTGTAGTTTCGATAGATACGTTGCTACCACTGGTTGTTGAGAAGATTGAAAGTTCCACAGATAGGATCTATTCAAGGAAAGCAGGGGTCGCATTTAAGGAGATTCACCAGTACCTCAAGGATGTAGAACCTTTAGCTGCTGCTGCTATTGCATGTAAAGTAACCATTGATAAAGTCTTCTCAGTTAAAGAAGACAGCGATCAGCTTCAGAATCTATGTGATGGAATTGGTATAGCAGTAGAGCAAGAGTGTCAAATCAGACACTATGAACGTGAGGCTCCTGGCTTACTCCATGTTCTCTGTAAAAACTATGAGCACAGAGCACAAGGAACAACACAAAAGATAGTTGTTATACAAACCTTGATGAATCGATATGGTGTTAAAAAGTGGCAACCGTGGGGACGAGCTAACAGGATTAGACTAGGAACATGGCTATTAGACTGTGTAATCAGTGCAAGTGGATGGTTTACAAGAGATGTAAGACGTAAAGGACGCAAAACACTTACTTATATTGTCCCTACACCTGAGTTTCTAGATGTCAAGGACGAGGTTATGCACAATGCAGAGTTATTCTCCCCAATTGCATGGCCTATGACTATTGAACCTAATGACTGGGAACCACATAGAGCTGGAGGTTATCTGCTTAATGAGGTAATGAGAGGTCATGAAATGGTCCGAAGAGGCAATAGGACCCGTATACAGGATGAAAAGATCTACCAGTTTCTGAACAAGATTCAGAAGGTAGCTTTCACACTGAATCCCTTTATCGTTGAGGTCTCTGAAGAGCTTGAACGTAGAGGTTATAAGGTTGGAAAATTTCAACCTATCGAGCACTTCACCTTACCTACTAAACCTTCTGACATTGCAACCAACGAGGTAGCAAGAAAAGATTATAGAAGGAGAACAGCAGAAGCTTTAAACAAACAAGCTGCTGAGTTTAAGAAGTCTTGTAGAACAAGAATGACCATGGAAGCAGTCCAGAGATTCAAGAATAGGGAACGATTCTTCTTACCCTGGTCTCTAGACTACCGTGGTCGTGCTTATCCTATCCCTGCATTCCTTACACCACAGTGTACTGACTGGGGAAAGAGCTTGCTTAGATTTGCTGATGGGTCATTTATGACACCTGAAGCAGAAGGATGGTTAGCCTTCCAAGTCGCCACATGTGGTGGTCAGGATAAAGCAACGATGGAGGATAGACAACAATGGGTCAAGGATAACCTTGGTCTAATAACAAGAGTAGCAACAGATCCTATTGGTAACTTACATGACTGGGAAAAGATTGACGAACCATGGCAATTCCTCGCTGCATGTGAGGAATACTATCATTGTGTTATTGTCTGCGACCGTCACTATACTAGCCTTTGTGTTGCCACCGATGCCACGTGTAGTGGCTTACAGGTGCTTGCAGGACTCGCCAAGGACGCATCAACCGCAAAGCTTGTTAATGTCTTACCTAGCGAAGAACCACAAGATGCTTATAAAGTAGTCGCTCACACTGCACTACCTTATTGTCCTGCTTCTATACGACCTTATCTTGATAGAAAGGTGGTCAAAAGGGTAGTGATGACCGTACCTTATAACGCAAAGCCCTACAGCAATCGCGGGTACATTCGTGATGCACTAGCTGAGAAGAACATAGAGATAGAGAAGGATGACTTAACCAAGACTGTTAATGCTGTCAGAGATGCCATGGACGTTGTTGTTCCTGGTCCTATGGCTGTCATGACTTGGATTGAGAAAGAGGTAGCTAAGTGCATCAAACGAGGTGACACTGAACTCCAATGGGTTACACCATCAGGGTTTGTGGTCACTCAGAAGTTGATGAAACAAGATCACGTCATCATGAAGCTAAAGCTATTAGGTGATGTAAAGCTCAAAGTAGCTACAGGTGACAGTGACAAGGTGGACATCAACCATCATAAGAACGCTACTGCACCTAACTTGATCCACTCCCTGGACGCATCCATATTACATTTAACCGCATTGGAGTTTCACCAACCCATTGCACTAATCCATGACTCGGTGTTATGCCGAGCAACTGATATGTCTTTACTCTCCACTAAGGTACGTGAGACATACATGCACATCTTTGCTGACCAGGATTATCTAACGTCTTGGGCTGCACAGATTGGTGCCGAAACACAACCACCGATTATCGGAGACCTTGAACCCTCCGAAGTAATCGAATCAACCTATTTTTTCTGTTAATGCCTAGAAACGTATTCAAAACTGATAAGCCTGTTGTCCTTGAGGGATACCAAGCAATTCTTAAGCCAAGTAAATTTGGCTACTCCCTTGCTACTCAGATTGGTGAAGACCTAATTGAGAAGCTCGAAGCTGACCGTGCTGAACTTGTTAAGTGGTGCGAGTCAAAACTAAAGAACCCTAAGCGTTCAGTTGCTAAACCTGAGCCTTGGGAAGAAGTTACCGATGGTGTCTACAAGATCAAGTTCTCTTGGAATGAAGATAACAAACCACCCATTGTAGATACTGAAGGCACTGTCATTACTGATGAGAGAACACCACTCTTCTCAGGTAGTCAAGTAAAGGTAGCTTTCTACCAGAAACCTTACATCTTGAAGGATGGTGTCACCTATGGCACATCACTCAAATGTCTAGGCGTGCAAGTAGTCACACTAAATGGTGGTGAAGCAGGCGTAGATAGCGGTGACATGGACGCTGCAGACGTTGCAGCTCTATTTGGTAACACCAAAGGTTTCAAGGCCTCTGAGCCGAACGTAGAGACCACTGGTGATGGAGAACCACTAGAAGACTTCTAATGAACTTCCGATCCGGCCTTGAAGAGAAGGTAGCAGCTCTCTTCGATGAGTTGGGTGTTATCTACGAGTATGAGAGCACAAAGATTCCTTATGTTATTCAACACAACTATACACCTGACTTCTTACTAGCGAACGGTATCTATTTAGAGACTAAAGGATATTGGGATGCCAATGATAGACGCAAGATCAAGGCTGTAAAGACCTTACATCCTGAGATTGATCTACGCATGGTATTCCAATCACCCTTTAACACTATTAGTAAACGTTCTAAAACCACTTATGCACAGTATTGCGACAGGTTATCAATACCATGGACAAGTTTCACCAACATCCCGATCGACTGGCTGACGTAGAAAGTGAGTTTGATAGACACATTGAATGCGGAGAGTGCGGCTCATCGGATGGCAACAGCCTATACACCGATGGCCATACTTTCTGTTTTGTTTGTCATACCTGGAAGCCTGGAGAAAATTCAATTAGCACTAAATCATTGAGCAACATCACTATGAAAGGTGAGGCAGTTCGTCTCCCTAAACGTGGGCTCTACGCAGAAACCTGTCAGAAGTACAAGATATACCGAGATGGGAACATCTTACGGTTCTATTACTTCTCTCCTGACGGGATTCTAAAAGGAGCTAAAGCTAAAACACCAAAAAAAGTATTCACTTATGAAGGAGAATCAGATGGGTCATTCTTTGGGCAAAACCTCTTCCCTTCCACCGGAAAGCGAGTTGTTATTACTGAAGGCGAATTGGATGCAGCGAGCTGTTATCAAACCATGTCTGGTTGGCCAATGGTTTCACTGCCGACCGGGGCAGCGGGTGCCAAGAAAGCGATGCAGCGAAATCTTCAATGGTTACAAGGCTATGAAGAGATTGTCTTGTTCTTCGACAACGACGAGGCAGGCCGTCAGGCGACGGAGGCAGCGGCTAGCGTCCTGCCGCCGGGACGGGTAAAGATTGCCCACATACAGGGTGACTATAAGGATGCAAGTGATGCACTAGCGGCTAATGATTCTGAAGCAATCAGTAGAGCTATCTGGGATGCAAGAGATTACAGACCAGATGGAATCATTGATGCTAAATCATTACTCGAACTAGTAACTACACCTAACCCACCATGTATTCATGAGTATAAATTCAAAGGCCTTCAAGATAAACTGCACGGGATCCGGTATGGAGAACTTATATCGGTGTGTGCAGGAACTGGAGCTGGAAAGTCTTCTTTCTGTAGGGACCTTGCTGTTGACCTTCTCCAAGCAGGACACCCAGTCGGTTATGTGGCACTTGAGGAGTCAAACAGACGCACAGCTCTCGGACTAATGTCTGCTGCTGTGGGTAAAAGTCTTCACTTAGGACAACCAACCCATGACGAACTTACAAAAGCGTTTGATTCCAGTATTAATAACTGGAAGCTTTATCTTTTTGATGGCTTCGGTTCTTTTGATCCTGACATTATTTATAACAGGATCGAGTACCTAGCTACTGGACTTGAATGCAAGTTCATCTTCCTTGATCACCTATCAATCCTAATCAGTGGATTGGATGGGGATGAGAGGCGGACAATAGATATCACCATGACCCGCTTGAGGTCATTAGTAGAACGCACAGGAATCACACTATTCCTGGTATCACATTTAAAACGACCTAACGGAGAACATTCCCATGAAGAGGGAGGAAGAGTCACGCTTGGACAACTCAGAGGAAGCGCATCAATTAGCCAACTATCTGACACTTGCCTTGCACTCGAACGAGATCAACAGGCCGACAATGCTGACAATTCAACAACTCTGCGAGTCCTTAAGCAGAGATATAGCGGCGAGACTGGCGTTGCCTGCACTTTGAAATACAACCTAGAAAATTGCTCATTTACTGAACATGAAGCTACAAAAGAGTTCGATGCAACCACAGACTTCTGAACTAAAAAAACCTAACCCACCTACTGAGCAAGCTATTAAGCGAGCACAGTTCATCGACAAAACCTATTACTGGACTGGACGCTAATGCTGATCTTTGACTTAGAGACTGATGGTTTCTTAGCTAAGTGCTCAAAGGTCCATTGTCTCTCTAT